TATTACGCCTTTTGGATAGGGTCCAGCTTGTTAGGGCTGGAAATCCTAGCAGTATTAACAAATACTTATGAAGTATTAAACATGTTATTTACATGTTGGGATACATACGTTTAATCTGGCGGAACTCATCCAGATTATTGTATATACGCTTACTGATGTTGGCTGATGCCATAGGCAAAACAAACTTATTTCTTATAAGGAAAGCCTGATCGGAAGTGGGTATTGTCAACGCTCTGAGTAAGAGCGGCCAATCCCCCCCCCTGAAGGTGTCTATCTCTCAAGCTAAGCGAGAAAGTTTGGTATACATCTCCTCAATACCCCCATACACATTGAGTGGAGGGAGGTAATAAGGTCAGGTCAGGTTTTCCATAAATGGAGACCCCTCACCCGTCATATATAGAACTAAGGCCTCGGCAAATGCTCCTAAAGGTTTCCCATTTTTATGGGTTTTAGGGTCATTTGCTTCTGTGAAGGCCTCTATACATGCACGTTGAAAGATGTAATTAGCTTGTTCATCAGTTAGAGTATATTCAAAATCCTTGCGTTCCTTAAGCTGTGTTAGCATATTCACCGCTAATACACCTTTGAGATCTCCCTTCATTACTGAAGTTACGATCTCGCAAACGGCTGCCTTTTCTTCTAGGTCCCGCCTAAACTTGCGGGGCTTCCCAGTCAGGGCAGCTCAACCAGATATAACACTGACAATTCCATTAATTGGTTTTCATCCCTTTGCTGAGATAGTTTGTAGGAAATTAACCGATAAATTGTATCGGCTACAAACTTCTCGTCACCCGCCTACTGGGAAAGGCGTTATTTCCTCGCCATGGTGAATTCATCTTTTACAGAATTCATATGTGTGGTCAGAAATGTGAGTTTTGTTTATACTCACTTCCACACCTAGATCAGTTAAGATCCCATTGTACTCAAAGGCTATGTCTTTATCTGCGATGACTATGTCATCACCGAGTAAGACGTAACGAGAACTCCTTCAATCCCTCTTTAATCTCTTGCAAGCAAGAAATACCACAAAGTGGTGGGCAATTGTAAATGATGCCCAAGAGGAGTAGAAGCCCATAGGATTTCCAACCTCATAACGAATTGTGTCGTGTTCGCTATTTCCTTTAGAGAAAGGGTAGTCAACCATGATCGATCTTCAAGCTAACAGTTGCTCCGCATCAATATGCGGGCGCAATACCTCAACTATCGCACTCATGGGAAACCGGTCTGTCGCATTGGATAAATCCATACTATAGAACGGCCCTGACCATCCTTCCATTTTCTTAAGGAAACCTTCTTGATTAAAGGTACAATCCTGATTAACCCTCCTTAACACACTAAATAAATAAGTGTGAAAAGGTTTTAATACGGTCTGACTCATATAATCGCCTATAGCTATTACACGTGTCTTACCCTCCTTATCAGGAATACCAATAATCTTTCGGAAAATACCCGATCGTTTGGTAGGAAAGAGATTATTAAAGATTTCTTTATAACCTCCGATTAGTAAATGTTCTAATCTGAGACAAAACTCGGGACCACCTAAGGTCCTGAGACTTGCCAATAGACTCTCTGGGAGAGCCTTCAGGTCAGTTCACCAACTCCATAAACCATGTCCATTGGGACCCATGTTTGTAGTGAGATGGAAAGAACTGAAATGTAGCTTGTCCTTGGAGCATCGTTTCCGAAGCCCAATTGCACGTCAGAATTCCCTACTATGAGAGTGGAATTCCTGCAAAATTAAAGCCAACTTCTCTGAGCGGTTGGGGGCAGTAATGCTCTCATAGTCTGGAGAGGGTCTGAGTTCAATGGACCTTGTGCTGTATAGCAAAGTTAGTAGCCAGCGTTTTTCGACGGTGGTTCCTTGTCGCGCTATACGCAAAAGTTCGGATCCGAGTTGCGAGGGAAGCCTGTCTCAAGTAAGTTTAACCAGAGGATCATCGGTGATAAGTGGTTGTCCACTTAGGTACCTAGTTACATATAATCGAAACGCTTTTACTGTTTTGATCATAGTGGCTAGGCCCCGGTTGTTACCAACCTCACATATGAATCTCAGGTACGATTTACCCTTACTACTTAGGTTTTGTTCAAACTGGAAATTCTCTCGTAGGAGAGAACCCACGTTCTGAACCAAATTAAAGTAGGATGTAAGTTTCTCTTCAACCTTCTTTACTTTATAATCTCTTTTACATAAGAGAGGGGACCTTTTATTACCTGGTCCCGAAGGTATCGGTTGTTTAGTTCTTCGCATCATATTTAATTGTTTTAGACGACAATTAACTACTTAAGGTTAGGCGTCAATCTAAGCTAAGGCTCGATGAAAACCTTTAGTTAATGGACACTCACCATAAAATTAAATAAATAAATAAACCCATTTATTTAATTTCCCCAGGTGAGTGTGCGGCCGCGTTAG